TTCATACGAAAGGAGATAAGATTGAAACATGGAACGAATTTTTAAAAGACTTTAGAGATCCTGATAGTAAGTTGTTTATTCCAGTCAAGACGAATGTAGCTGCTAAGAGTCCTAGTCATAGTAAAAAAACAGATGCAGAACGAGTAAAGGATTTATTTCCAGAGACTTATTCAGAAGTAGTTAACCATCCAAATGTTTCAACTAAACCAATGTATCCATATGATATTAATAATGTTTCTATGGATTATAAGTACTCATTAATTCTGCGTTGTGTATCATCTACTGAATCATTAAATTTTAGACCAGTGCTTTGTTCATTTTTAAATATGTTACCATTTATTGATTATAAGTATGATCCAGAGAGCTTACAAATACCAAAAGAAATAAGAAATGAATTAGTTGTAAAAAATAGACTTGACATTGAGAAGAAAATATGGTATTATAATACTAATGATAAAGAAAGACTTGAGATGATAAAAGAGCTTAGAGCTTTGTTTAATATTGATGAGTGGTTAAATAACTCAGATCAGATGTTACATAAAGCAATTCAAAGCGTAATAAAGGAGTATAAATGATTAATTTAATAATACCTGCTGCAGGTGCAGCTACTAGACTTAGACCACTATCGTCCAATACCTCAAAGGTAATGGTTCGAGTAAATGGAAAACCATGTTTGGATTATATTATTGAAGCAGTGAATGGTGCTGTAAAAGAAATTATAGTGGTTGATGGACAATTCAATGATATCCAAGAATATTGTAAAATTAAACATCCAAATATTGTTTGTGTTAATCAGCCATCTTTAGATGGACCAAGAGATGCTATTTCAATAGGAATGAATGCATTAAAAAATCCAAAGCTTCCTGTTGTAGTATGGTTAGGAGATGCAATCATATTAGAAAAAGATATGCCATTAGGTACGGATTTTTTACTTACAAAAGAAGTTGATGATCAATCAGCATGGTGCATGTGGGATGGCGAAAAATATTATAATAAACCACTTGCTCCAATTTCTAATGCTGTTGCTCTTGTTGGTTTATATTCTTTTTCAGATGGAGAAAAGGCTGCACTTGCATTTAGATCAAGTAAAGATTATGATATATCTGATGCGTTAAAAATCTATGAGCACTCTAATAATTTTAATCGAATAGTAACAAATAAATGGTATGATATTGGTGATTTGCCAACCTATTATAAAACTTGTGCAGAGCTTTTAAATCTTAAAGCACGAGCATTTAACAGACTTAATTTTAATTCTGATCTTGGTACGATTCGTAAGACTCCGGACTATCATGATACTCATTCAATTAGAACTTTATCTAATGAAAAGAAATGGTATCAATCTCTTAGTCCGGAGCAATCTATGTTTACTCCGAGAATATTACCACACGAATCTGATCTTATAATGTCATATGAATCTGGTACTCTTTTATCCGATTTAATGTTATACGAAAATTTGCCTCAGTCAACTTGGGAATATATAATAGACAGAATATTTAAAATTAAGCTTAAGTACTTTAATGATTCTGTTAATGATTCAACATTAATACATGACTTTAGTGATTTATCGTATAAGATGTGGTTTGAAAAAAGTTCTAGTAGATTAGAGAATGTAAACTTTAAAAAGAATATAAAAGAAACATTACTTGAGTACGCAAAAGACATACACAGAAAAACATATCCAATAGATGTTCATCACGGTGATTTTCATTTTGGTAATATATTATACAATCAAGCAACAGATCAATTTAAGTTTATAGATCCAAGAGGAGAATATGGAAATTGTACAAATACTCTTGGCGATAATATTTATGATTGGGCTAAACTGGCTCATGATTTATATTTTGGATATTCATCAATTGTTGCTAATGTTGAACAAAATTTAATGGTAAAAGAAATCTTTTTAAACAAACTCAATGAGTATAATTTACCCACAGAGGATATCCTTAAGGGTGGATTATTATTAATAGCAACATGTATTCCATTACATTATGATGATGAGAATAGACAACAAAGAATGATAACAAAAGTAATGGAGGAATTATGATTACATATGGATCAATTGTACCACTGATAGGTGGTGAGAGTTTAGGTATTGCTTCGGCATTAGATGGTCAGCATCCAGAGTGGGTATTATCCTATTCGGATTTTGAACAAAATGATGAGCACTATTTAAATTACTTAGGTAAAAAAGGATGGAAAGGAGATTATGTAAAGCTTGATGAAAATCCGAAATATAAAGCTAAAAAGGTGGATGTAGTAAATACAGTTTGTCCTTGTGCAGGATTATCCTCATTAAGCCCAGCGTCATCAGGAACGAATCCTACAAATAATTGGATGTATGAGTCAGCAGAATATGTATTAGGTAATATTAAACCTAAAGTGTTTTGGGGAGAGAATGCGCCAAGACTTGCTCAAAGTACTGGAGTTCCTGTTGTTAAAAAATTAAGAGAGATTGGTAAAAAACATGGTTATGTACTTTCCATATATAAAACGAAATCAAAGGTTCAAGGATATTCACAAATAAGAGATAGAACATTCTATTTCTTTTGGCAAGGAAATAAAGCACCGTTGTTTGATTACATTCATAGACCACATCAAAGAATTGAAGACTTACTCATATCAGTTAAAAACAAAAAAGGCGATCCAATGTCAGAATGTTATAATAAAAATATACCATCCGAAGATACGGTTTATGGATGGATATTAAAACAACACGGAATGACTCATAAAGAGTTTATAGAAAACCTAGAACAATCAAACATTAATCTTTTTTCTATTTTAGACACTATGGGAGATACTAAGTTTGAAGCATGGGATAACATTATAGCAGACTTAGAAAAAAGAGACGATGCTGGTGCTGTAAGATGGCATCGAGTATTAAAAAGAATGGCTGATAAAGAAAAAGCTGGTGGCAATACAATGCGTAGAACAATTGTTTTACCTAAGGATTATATTGGAGCTTTTGTTGGTCATCTACCTGGTTGTCTATTACATCCAATTGAAGATAGATTTTTAACCTATAGAGAAATGTTAAGCATCATGTATTTACCTGAAGACTTTGAGTTATTAAATCCAAAGAAACAAGTAAATCATATATGTCAAAATGTTCCAGTAAAAACCGCAAGAGATATGATGGAACAAATTAAACTTTATTTTGATAATAAACTAGACTTAATAGAAACAGACTATCTATTACAAGATAACAAAAGAAAAGTATACGAATATGAAAAAAATGGTTTACAACTTGATGAATTTATGGTATAATAGATACAATGAATATAAAAAACGGAGTAATATATGCCAAGTATTGATTTAAGGCCTAGGCCCAATCGAAACCCGCGAGATAAACGTCCTCAAAAGGAAATGCCTTTTGATGTAGGACTACGCAAATTTAAAAAGGCCTGTGAGAAAGCAGGTATAGTACAAGAGGTGCGTGAGCGCCAGTACTACGAAAAACCAGCTCAAAAAAAGCAACGCAAAAAAGCTGAAGCTATTAGTAGAGCTAGAAAATTACAACGTATGCAAGACGCATACATGAAGCCATCAAAGGCAAGGAGAAGATAATATGTCTATAATGGATAAATTAAAAAAGAATAGTAAAGTAAAAGATACATCAGTTTTATCTGATTCAATTTTATTTGCTGAAAAGGATATAACAGTTACTGATGTACCAATGATTAATGTTGCGTTATCAGGAGATATAGATGGAGGATTAACCTCAGGTCTTACAGTTCTTGCTGGTCCATCCAAACATTTTAAAACTTCATTTGCTTTATTAATGGGTGCAGCTTATTTAAAACAACATGAAGATGCAGTAATGCTCTTTTATGATTCAGAGTTTGGTTCACCCCAATCTTATTTTGAATCATTTGGTATTGATACTGAAAGAGTATTACATACACCAATCCAAAATGTCGAACAATTAAAGTTCGATTTGGTAGGTCAACTCGAAAATATTGAAAGAGGCGATAAGGTCATTGTTGTTATTGATTCTATTGGTAACCTTGCCTCTAAAAAAGAGTTGGAAGACGCTCTTAATGAAAAGTCAGTTGCTGACATGTCAAGAGCTAAAGCATTAAAGGGATTGTTCAGAATGGTCACTCCTTATCTTACTATGAAGAACGTCCCTTTACTTGCCGTGAATCATACTTATCAAGAGATTGGATTATTTCCTAAATCAATTGTTTCTGGTGGTACAGGTATTTATTACTCATCAGATAACATATGGATTATCGGTAGAAGACAAGATAAAAAAGGTACAGAGATTCAAGGTTATCACTTTGTAATTAATGTAGAGAAATCAAGGTTTGTAAAAGAAAAGTCTAAGGTACCTATTAGTGTAACATGGGAAGGTGGTATTGCTCAATACTCAGGATTGCTCGATGTTGCAATGGCTGGTGGATATGTAGTTAAACCAAATGTTGGTTGGTATGCTCCAGTTGATATGAAGACTGGTGAAATACTAGAACCCAAAGTAAGAGAAAAAGATACTCTACAGAAAAAGTTTTGGATGCCAATATTTGAAAATACAGACTTTAAAGAGTTTGTAAAAACATACTATTCAATTGGACATAGACCAATGATTGATATTGACCTTGATATCGAAGTGGAAGAGTAATGTATAATGTATCTGAAAAGGACTATTCAATTGTAGAAAATGAGAATAGTCCATTAAGTGGCGTACTTCTTAAAACAGGTACATGGAAAGATGTAATTGTAGTTTATGGTCAGGTTGGTATTAAAGAAGATCCAGCACTCGACATAGCTACGCTTACATTTAACTATACAGTACAAGATCCAGGAGAGTTTAGTGTAGATGAACTTGATAAAGATGAATCATTTAAAAATTATCTTGGAGCCATATTACAATATATAATAACAGATTCTTTAGAATACGCTGAAGAAAATAATTTATCAACAATAGGAATTGCTAATGACGAATCAACTACCGACACATATACTGAACCATCTTCTTAATAACGAAGAGTTTTGTAGACGTGTAGTACCATATTTAAAGAATGAATATTTTGAAGGTACACATAAAACGGTATTCGATCTTATTGTAAACTTTGTAAGTAAACATAATAAACTACCAACATCTAAAATATTAGAGCTTGAGCTTAAAAAGATTAATGCGCCAGAGGATGTATTAAATAATGCATCAAGGTTGGTAAGTGAAATAGCTGATAAGTCTGATATTGATACTGAGTATCTACTTGATGAATCGGAAAAGTGGTGTAAAGAGAGAGCAGTCTATAATGCTATCATGGATTCTATACAAATCATTGATGGCAAAGACAAAGAACGAAGTGAAGGTGCTATACCTGAAATACTTTCGGAAGCTCTTGGTGTATCATTTGATGAAGCAATCGGTCATGATTATATCGATAACTCAGATGAAAGATTTGAATTTTATAATAGAAAAGAAGATCGCATACCATTTGATTTAGATTATTT